AAGAGACGTTCGAAGATATCCCTATCGAACAGGCGGACCTCCTCGCGGAGCAGCCTGACGTAGTTAAGATCGAGATCGAGCACGACGAAGAGACAGGCCTCTGTGAAGGCACGCTCACCCGCAAGGTTGATCGCTCGCAGGTCAAGATCGTCAATATCCCTCCCGAAGAGTTCCTGATCACCTCTACGGCTTCCTCGATTGAGGATGCAGAGTTCGTCTCCCATAGAACCCGTAAGACCAAGTCGGACCTGAAGAAAGCTGGATACGACCCGAAGAAGATCGCTGAGATTAGCGGTGAAGGTTCGGACGATACCTTGAACATGGATCCCGAGAAGATCACGCGGTTCCAAGACATCGGTGCGTCCTTGCTTGACGAGAGTGACTCAGAGTTGCAAGAGGCTTCCGAGGGTGTCCTGGTTCACGAGAGCTACATGTACCTCGACATGAACGGTACGGGCATCACGAAGCTCTGGAAGGTTACCTCGGCTGGTTCGGTGATCCTCGACAAGGAACAGGTAGAGAAGAAGCCGTTCCTGCACTTCTGTCCGACTCCGGTTCCCCATGCATTCTATGGTTCGAACTACGCAGCCCGAGTGATCCCCACGCAGAACGCACGGACTGTACTGACCCGAGGCATTCTGGACCATACGGTCATCACCAATAACCCCCGCATGATGGTGGTTAAGGGTGCCCTGACGAACCCCAAGGAACTCCTTGAGAACCGCATTGGTGGTCTGGTCAACGTTACCCGCCCTGATGGCCTGATCCCGCTCCCTCAGCCTGGGCTGAACCCCTTCGTGTTCCAGACGCTCCAGCTTCTCGATGAGGAGAAGGAAGAGGTCACTGGTGTCTCGAAGCTATCCCAAGGTCTCAATAAGGACGCCCTGTCGAAGCAGAACGCACAGGGAATGGTCGAAGGTCTCGTGTCCCTCTCGCAGCAACGCGAGAAGATCATGGCCCGTAACTTCGCCAACCAGTTCATCAAGCCTCTGTACCTCGAGGTCTACCGTCTGGTCATCCAGAATGAGAAGCAACAGAAGGTGATCCGTGTCGCTGGCAACTTCGTACCTGTCTCTGTTGAGGAGTGGACCGAGGAAGTCACTTGCACCATCGAGCTTCACCTTGGGGCCAATGAGCAGCAGAAGGAAGCCCAGAAGATCCTAGGTATCGGTCAGGTCCTCGGACAGGATCCGAACAATGCTCGCATGTTTGGTGAACAGAACCGATACAACCTCGCACGGATGTACATCGAGAAGATGGGTATCAAGCAGGTCGAACTGGTCCTCACGGATCCGAAGACCCTCCCGGCACCTCAGCCTGATCCGATAAAGATGCGGGAACTGGATATCGAGGAACGCAAGGTCGCTGTGCAAGAAAGCGTTGCTCAGACTTCGCAGTCCAAGGTCCAAGGTCACATCAGTATCGAGCAGGTTCAATCCGACATCGACCGCCTCAAGGTTCAACTCGAGAATGTCCGCAAGGAACGCGAGCTTGACATCAAGGAATACGAAGTCACGTCCAAGGCCGCTATCGCTGTTGAAGAGATGGCACAGGCTAAGGAAATGGCTGCGGCTGATCCTGCGTCTGCCAAGGCAATCGTCTCCCCTAACTAATCCCCAATGAGCGAAGAACTCACGCTCAAACGTGGCACAGCCGCTGAGGTGCTTCTGGAAACAGAGGCCTTCACGGTCGCCATCAACGAGCTATACAACGAACAACTCAACGTGATGACGATGAGTGCTCCGGAAGACAAGGAGAAGCGAGAGATTGCTTACTTCCAGATCCGAGCACTACAGAGCATCACCGCAGAACTCACTGACTGGGTCTACCAAAAGAACCAGTTACTTAAACCCACTGAAGAGTAAAACCCAATATGACCACGACTACCCAATCGGGCGTCGACAGCAACACCGCTGCCGCCCTCAATTACACCGAAGGCGACGCAGCAGAAGCCTTCTTGTCTCGATGGAGCGAAGAGGACCCTGAAGAGGTATCCGAAAGCCCTGAGGAAGACGAAGTCGAAACCGATGATGAGACGGTCGAGACTGAAGCTGAAGAAGACCAAGAAACCGAAGAAGATAACGAAACGGACCCTGAAGAAACGGACTCCGAGTCGGACGATGAAGATCAAGAAGAAGATGCCCCCGAGGAAACCAAAGATACCTCGGATGACGTCAAGGTCAAGATCAAAGTTGGCGACAAGGAGCACGAGGTATCCGTCAAGGATCTGAAGCGACTCTACGGTCAGGAAGCAGCACTGACGACGAAGTCCCAAGCAGTAGCAGCAGAGCGTAAGCAGGTCGAAGAGAACGGTAAGAAGCTGGCGGCCCAGATGCAACGAGTCTATGAAAAGGCCGCTGCTCGTTGGGAACCGTACTCGAAGATCGACATGCTCGTGGCAAGCAAGCAGTTGGATGGCGATCAGTTCGCTGCCCTCCGTGCTGAGGCCCAAGCTGCCTACGAAGACTTTCAGTTCATCTCTCAGGAAGCTGACACGTTCGTGAAGGATGCGAATGCGCAGCGCCAAACCTTCCTCCAGACCCAGGCCAAAGAGGCCGTCAAGGTACTGAAGGAAAAGATCCCCGGCTGGAACCAAGCCACATACAACTCCGTGCGTGAATACGCGATCTCCCAAGGTCTCCCGGAGGCGATGATCAATGAGTTGGTGGACCCTGTGGCAATCCAATTGATCCACAAGGCCATGAACCACGATAAGGCTAAGGCCGTTGTCACGAAGAAGAAAGTTGTGACACCGAAGAAGGTCCTCAAGACCACCAAGACTACCTCAGGTCGAGATGTCCAGGTCAACAAGGCCGCAGCCCAGATGAAGCGATTGAAAGCTTCGGGCACTACGGATGACGCAGCGGAAGCCTTCTTGGCACGTTGGGCGCAGGACTAATCTCTCTCTCTCCATTTAGGAACATAACACCATGAGCAATACCGCATTCAAGACGTACGATCAGGTTGGCAAGAAGGAAGACATCAGCGACGTGATCTCGAATATCAGCCCGACGCTGACCCCGTTCACCACGCTGGTCAAGAACGACAAGGCTTCGAACACGCTGTATCAATGGCAGGAAGATGCACTGGCAACGGTGTCGTCGAGCGCAGTGCTTGAAGGTGCTGATGCTGCTGATAGCACGCTTGCTGCAACCCAAATGCGTGCCAACACGACCCAGATCTTCCAGAAGACTGTGAAGGTGTCGAACACGGCTGACACGGTGTCGACGTATGGTCGTGCTAAGGAATTGGCATACCAACTCGGTAAGAAGTCGGCAGAAGCCAAGCGTGACCTCGAGTACGCCTATGTTGGTCTCGCGACGACCGCAGTGGTTGGCTCGGAAGCCGTTGCTCGCAAGTTCGGTAGCGTCTGGGGTACGGACGTGAACGGTGCAAAGCTGATCAACGCAGCGAACACGATTGACCACACGGCAACCCCGGCTGCCCTGGTTGAAGCGGACATCCTCTCGGCTAACCAGAAGCTGTATGAGAACGGTGGTGAAGCTAAGTTCCTCATGATCAAGCCTGCTGACTCGCTGATCGTTGCTGGCTTCTCGGCTGCTGCTGGTCGTCTGCGCGACTTCGGTGCTGATAAGGCCATCGTCAACGTGGTGGACCTGTACGTGTCGCCGTTCGGTGAGCAGAAGGTTGTGATCAACCGCTTCCAGAAGGCTGACTCGGCACTCCTGTTCGATCCGGCTAACTGGAAGACCACGGTCCTCCGTAACTGGTTCCGCAACCCGCTGGCTATCACGGGTGACGGTCACCGCGAGCAGATCGTTGGTGAGTTCGGCCTGAAGCACGTCAACTACGGTGCATCGGCTGCCATCATCGGCCTCACGGGCACGAACCCGACGATTCCGTGATGAATCACAGGGCCGTGTTAGTTCACATGGCCTAGTTACACCCTTGGGACCCTTCGGGGTTCCATCCAAATTCCTTTACGCCCTGTGCTGCTCCTACTCTCGGTGGCACGGGGCTTTTTTATTCCCGATGACAACTCAATACCACGACATTGGTCGCTCGATCAGTGAGAACACGGACGGCCACATCATTGAGCGCGTCCAGCAAATCCCCACGAAGTTCCTAGACCGCCTTGCAGCAGAGCGCAATGAATCCATGAGTGTCCGCGAGACCGAAAGTCAGCGCGTAGCTTCCATCCCCGTATGCGTGGTGGAGAAGTGGATCAGCGAAGGCTTTGACTTTTGGTCAGAGTCGAATGCTCGCATTGTGGCGAAGCTGAAGGCTGAAGGTCTTGAATACTTTATGACAACTGGAAAGCAAGTCTAATGAACCGTCAACAAATCCGCGCCAAGGTAAAAGGTCTTCTCAATCGTAACGACTGCACGGACGAGTTGGCGAATGACTTTATCAACATGGCCCAAACCCGGATTGAGCGCACCCTGCGTTCTCCAGGTCAAGAGAAGATCAGTGTATCCACTGGTAATGCTCTCACAGTAGAAGACGAGATCGTCATCCCTTTTGACTTCCTCTCGTTGAAACATATGTACTCCGGAGATGTCCTCCTGAGCAATAAAGATTTGGGGCACTTCCTGAGTCTCCCTAAGGAATCCGGTCAACCCCGATATTACTGCCGGGTCGCAGGGTCGTACCTGATGAAGCCTGCAGTTCCCTTGGGTACCTCGGTCTACATGATCTATTACGGCGCACAGCCTGCACTGGTCAATGACACCGACACCAACCTCTTCACCACAGTCCTTGCGGACCTTTTGATCTACTGTGCGCTCGCCTTCGGGGCAGATTATTTCGTTGACGATCGTGTCACTGGTTTCGAGACCAAGTACGAAATCCTCTATGCCGAAGTAGAAGAGCAGAGCCGTCTCACGGATACCGATCAGAGCACGCAAGCGATGGAACCTGCCTACGGCTCGGAGTATTAATGACCACCAGTTTCTTTAACGGGGAATCGACGTTCCCTGAGAATAACACTACGGACCAGTTGGTCGACGCTCTGCAGGCTCAGTTGACCGCGAGTACTGCGGATTCCCAAGCTGCCCAAGCTGCCGCTGTGTCCGCTGCTGCCTCTGCGTCTAACGCTGCGATCTCTGAGGGGAACGTAGCTGGCCTCGCACAACAGGCCAATGATACCTTGGCCCAAGCTAACACGGCTATCACTGCTGCGAATGCTGCTGCCACTGCTGCTCAGACCTCGGCAACCAATGCGGCATCATCTGCTTCCGCAGCTTCCGCGAGTGCTTCGACCTCTGGTACCGCTGCGGGTCAAGCCTCGGTAAGCGAAACGAACGCTGCAGCTTCCGCAAGTGCAGCCCTGGCCTCGAAGAATGCAGCGGGGACTAGCGAAACAAACGCGGCAGCCTCGGCAACTGCAGCGAACACTAGCAAGGTGAACGCAGGGACCAGCGAGACCAATGCGGCTGCATCGGCAACCTCAGCGAACACCTCGAAGAACGCAGCGGCAACTAGCGCAGGCAATGCGGCAACCAGCGAGACCAATGCCCTTAGTTCCAAGAATGCAGCGGCTACCAGTGCAGCCAATGCGGCAACCTCTGAAGGTAATGCCCTGACCAGCCAGAACGCTGCGGCAGCTTCGGCTCTCGTGGCTCAGAACTTTACGGCATCCCTTGCTGGTCGCAACAGGATCATCAACGGGGACATGAGGGTTACACAGCGGCCCGCTTTAGCTGTGACTACGGGTAGTTCGGGGTACGGACAGTGCGACAGGTGGCAGGCCGCTAACAGTGGGGGAGGAACCCTCACTCTTTCTCAGACCTCTCTAGCCGACGAGACTGGGGTCCTTAAGCCCTTTAACAATTGCGTAGCTACCGTTGCGGCTACAAACCTGACTGGTGGCAACAACATCCAGGCACACAAGCACGTTATTGAGGGGGTTAACGCCTATGATCTTATCGGGAAGCAGGTTACCGTAGGCTTTACAGTCCGTAGCACGATCCCAGGTACGTTCGCGGTTGCCCTTCGGGATGGGCCTGGTGGTTATTCTTGCGTTCAAACGTTCGCCATTCCAACTGTTAATGTAGGACAAAGGGTTTCAGTAACGTTCCCCGCGATTCCCTCAGGTGCAACCATTCCTCAGTCTAACGCTGCAGGCCTCGCCCTGACAATTGGGGGACTCAATACCGGCTCGCTCCAAACAAGTTCCACTAATACGTGGGTCGCGGGGAATTTCTTCACTGTCCCCGGGCTTACCAATTGGGCAGGGACGTTGAACGCAGGCCTTCACATTACCGATGTCCAGCTTGAAGCGGGAACCGTAGCCACCCCGTTTGATCGGCGCTCGTACGCTCAAGAACGTAGCCTGTGTATGAGGTATTACCAGCAGTCATACTCCGATGGCGTTGCGGCAGGGACCAACCTTGGTTTCACTGGCGGGATCGCTGAGGCCACCGGGGGTGGGGCATCCAGTCCTAATACAATTAATCTGGTGCGCTTTCCTGTTGAGATGCGGGCTGCCCCCTCGGTTACCTTCTATGACTCGTTGGGGGCTGTGGGGAAGATCTCGACAGATGGGATCACGAACGGTGTCTCAAGTTCTTCAGTCGATAATCTGACCACTAAGGTCTTCAAGATATTCGCGGCGGCGGTGTCTCGTATCTCCTTTCACTACACAGCTAACGCGGAATTCTAATCATGACCTACACAATCAATCCTAAAGGCGGGGTCATACGAGATGCTGATGGTGCCTACATCCCCGAGGACCTTGGGAACACCGACTATGTCCTCTACCTCGTGTGGAAGAACAGCGGCAACACCCCCACGGCCCCCTCAGTCTCCCCCGTGGACCTCCAGCGTCTCCTCACGGACACCGTGCAGTCGATCATGGACACCAAGGCCCAAGCGTACCACTACGACAACCTCACGACTGCCGTGACGTACGCTGAGGAACCCTCGGTCCCTAAGTTCCAAGAGGAAGGCCAAGCGTTCCGTGCGTGGCGTTCTCAGGTGTGGGCTTCGGCCTACTCCATCCTCGCTGAGGTCCAAGCGGGTCACCGTAGTTTCCCCACGGTCGCTGAGGTCCCCTCGCTGCTCCCTCCGTTCCCGCTGGATTGACCATGAAGTACCTCTGGAACCTCTTGGTCTCTCTTGACCAATTCATCAATACGTTCCTCCTAGGGGACCCTGACGAGACCCTCTCTAGCCGTGCCGCCAAGGCAATGCTTAAGGGGAAGCGTTGGGGCTGCGTGCTCTGTCGTCTCCTTGATTACGTGGAGAAAGACCACTGTCTGAAGTCCCTCGAGGCCGATGAGGGAGCGCAGGCAATTATCAAGGACTAACAAATGGCATGGCGTGAACTAGCCTTCGGTCTCATCACGGGATTCGAGGGGTGCAAGCTAACTGCATACCCTGATCCTGCGACAGGTGGAGCACCTTGGACCGTCGGGTACGGTGCGACAGGGAAGGGGATCACCAAGGGAACCCTATGGACCCAGGCACAGGCTGACGATGACCTCAGGAAGCGCATAGAGGTCCTTGGTGCCTTCGTGGACCCTGAAGTAAAGATACCACTGACAGACGAAGAGAGGGCTGCCCTGATTTCCCTAATCTACAACATAGGCCAAGGGAACTTCGACCATAGCACTCTGCTCAAGAAGCTGAATGCACGGGATATCGAAGGGGCAGCCAAGGAGTTCCTTAAGTGGAACATGGCGGCTGGCAAGGTAATGGCTGGTCTTACAAAACGAAGAAGCGGAGAGATGGCTGAGTTCCTGCTCGGCGCAGACTTTACCCAACAGCAGAGAGCAGCATGACAGACATCGACAACCGCGTCTCTCGATTGGAGTTCCGTGCAGACGCTACGGACGAAGGCCTCAAGACCTTGCGCGACAACCAAGAAGTATTCGGGAGAAGTCTCGATGCTATCGAGAAAACCCTCCTACAAATTAAGTACGCCCTCTATGGGGGTGGATTCGTGTTCGCACTGAGCACACTGGGCCTCAAGGAAACCATCCTGAAGCTCATCCTACATTAAGGTAATACCATGGATTTTCTTGCACGACTCAAAGAACCTTCGACGTGGGCTGGCCTCGCCGTCCTTGCACAACTTGCGGCTCCCTCGTTGGGCCTGCATGGTGACGTTGGCGGCGCAGCTACGCAGATCGGTGCAGCCATTGCGGCTGTCGCTGCTGTGGTCCGTGCTGAACAGTCGACCAAGTAAGGACCCTCATGGCTAAGACAATGACGGTCATGGGTGCCAACATCGAGAAGGTCATCCCGGTCACGGGCGAGGTTGCTGCATTCAATATCACCAGTGGTGCCAAGTTGATCAAGGTAGGCCCTGGCCGTGTTGGGACACTCACGACGATTGTAGCGGGTACCACTGTGGGCACGGTCAACGATGCTGCCACGACAGGTGCGGCTGCAGTTGCCAACCAGATTGCTGCGGTCCCGAATACCTTGGGCGCCTCGGTGTCCCTTAACTTCCCGTTCGACAAAGGACTCGTCATCGTCCCTGGCACGGGCCAAGTGCTGGCTGTTAGTTATCTGTAATACGAAACAAAAAGACCCCTCAAGGTTCCCGTTATGGGTTCCCTGAGGGGTCTTTTTCGTTACTTTGTAGCAGCCACTACATACTCATACAGGACTTCCAGCGAATACCCTTCGCCGTAGTTTGCTCCCATGCCCGGAGTCGAATGTCCGATGATCTGGTCCGCAGCTTCCATGGGACACTTCACGCTTCTCAGCAGATCCTTCATACCGTGTCGGAGACTGTGGACCCCGAGCTTGGATCCCTTGAGACCCTCACGACTTCGGATCCACTTGACTGCCGCTGCACTGGCTGAGTCCGCATTGCACCCCTCGTATGTACAGTACTGCGGGTAGACAAGGACAGCATCGTGCGAGCGGCTCACAGCGTCACACAGAGACCTCCGTGCCCTATCGGACAGGGGAATCCTACGGGTGCTCCCGGGAGTCTTCAGGGTTCTCCAAGGGTGTTCCTTAAGCTGGATGTAAGGTATCGGTTCGTAGAGCCTTAGGTCATCCTTGGACAATCCGACTATCTCAGCCAGTCTCGCACCAGTCTCCGTGATCACTTCCAAGATCGACCTGAGGGTGTCAGGGCCGTGCTCATCGATAGCCTTCAGGAGTAGCTTGCGTTCAGCGACCGTGAACACTTCTCGCTTCTGAACATCCTTCCCGTACTCAGGGATCTCTACGCGTGACCAGACATTCTCGAGGTTCAATTCATTCTCCCGGATGGCTCGACTGAAGGATGCCTTTAGAGGCGCAAGGTACCTCTGCACCGATGTGGTGCTCATGTCCTTGTCCAAAAGGAACTGGACGAACCCGTTCACTTCCGTACGACGAATCTTGTTCAGTTCCCTATCGCTCCCCAGGTATTCCCTGAGATACCTATAGGCCCTCTCGGCTCTTTCGATGCCATTGGGCCGTGCTTCCTTGTACTGGTCGAGGGAATCCTGCAGGGTGAACGCTCGGGTACCTTGCACAACCTCTAGGGCGGTCTTCTGAGGCTCAGGGAGGGGACCATCACCAAACTGCTCCTGAAGCTGATCCTCCCACGCCCACACTGCGGCCTCCTCGGGTACCACGGGATCCAGGTCGATCTCCTTGAGGTACTGCAGGGCGATCTTGAGGTTCCCTGAGCGACTGGGGTTACCTAGGTGTGACCAGAGGATCTCCGTCTGCTTGACGAGCTTAGACAGCCGCTGTTGAGCGACACGAGGATCGGTGGTCTGAAGTGACTGCAGAATATGTTCCTTCCCGATCTTCTCTCGAAGAGCCAGGGGAACCTTGCGCCGGTAGTAGAAGACATCTGAACCCGGCTTCTGAAAGAGGTAGGGTATAGACACGGTGCGCATCTCAGAGGGACCTCCGGGGGGACCTTCAGTGGTACCTCTGGTCGACCGGAGCGGCTTACTGGGCTTGATTCTAAAGGCTTTTTCGGTGTTTCCTTGGTGCCCAGGAGATGCGTCCAACCGTACCAGAGACTCTTTAGAATCAAGGACTTAAGCACCATCAGGGCGGGCCGGTGTTACCTATGGGGTTACCCAAGGTGTATCCGGAAGTGTGCCGTCATGGTGGTACTTAAGTCTCTTAGATTGCCCCAAGTTCCTTAAGGTACTTATCAGCCAGTTCGTTCCCCGCTCGGTCGAAGAACACCTGCATGGACCGTATGCCGCCCTTGTTCTCCATGAGCCACTTGATCTTCAGATATAGCTCTGGCTCGATCTTCAGGTTGTAGCTCATGCGCTGCTGTTCCTGCACGGTCTCAGGGTTCTCCCAGGGGTACCGTGCCTTCCTAGCTGCTTCTTCCCGGGCTGCATCTTTCAACTTCTGGATCTCTGCCAAGGCATCAGCAAGTTGTTGTTCTGCAGTCTTCGTTGCCATTTGGTACGCCCCTGTAAGTGGTCTAAGTGGTGTGGTTTTTCTTAACCTTCACTGCACTGTACAAGTTTGTTTAATAACCTGCAACAGTTTCTTAATGTGCCTGTGCGTCCTGTGTACGTGCGACCACATAGCTTCCGAAATCTTCCATCGCATCCTCGATGGACAGGTAGTGAATAGGGGCAACGCCAGAGCCTAAGATCTCGTAGCCGCTCTCGAGAGTTCCCGAGAGGACCAGCGAACCACCAACTGCGAATTGGGCGGTGAGAATAGTTGTCATTCTTAGCAAGGTCCGTTACAAGTTGTTTCAAAAAGGAGAGATCAAATCATACGACTGTAAGGGGCATTCCCTACGAATCTTTTTGTAACACAGTTGTATTTTTGTCTACGTTTCGTATGAATAAAGTAAGCGTTACCTTACGGCTGCCAACAACTCATCATCGGACAAATGGGCGTACCGGAGCGTGGTCTTAACGTTCTTGTGACCCAACAGCTTCTGTACGACCACCACGTTCTTCGTCTTCGCCAGGGTCCTAGTAGCAGCAGTGTGCCGCAGGGTATGCAGGACAAAATCTGCATCACCTTGGAGACCCATGGAATCCTTCAGACGACTCCAAACGGATCTGAGGTGTCCGAGGTTGACATCAAACATACCTTTTGTAAGGCAAGCCTTGGCACGCTCGGACAGCGGGATCGACCTTGCGCCCTTTGTCTTGGACACCCACAGGCGGATCCAGTCTCCGTCCACGTCCTTCTCCTTGAGGTTCAGTAGCTCACCACGGCGCATCCCTGTGTCCAAGAGGACCGTAATGAACCTTGCGATCTCGTGCTCTCCCCAGGATTCCAGAAGGGTCAGCATGGTCTCTTCTTCCTTCTCAGAGATCCAACGGACCCTCGAGTTATCCTCGGACTTCCAGGTGACCTTGGGCATCTTGTTGATCCAGTCACGGTCCATGGCGTACTTCAGAACCGAGTGGACGTTGGTCAACTTGCGGTTGATCGTGCTGTCCTTCAGAACACCTTCCATCGAGTCGACGAAGGCATCGATATGGATCGTCTTCACGTCTTTGAGCGGGAGGTCACCGACACAGGTGATGAAAGCCTCCACATTCGTGATGGCCGTGCTGCAGTAAGCCTTGCCGAGCCACAGGGGCTTCTTGGCGATCTGCAGGAGTTCCTTGAGGGTCGTAGGGGCTTTCATGCTGGTCTCCCGTGTCGGTGGTGCGTTGGTATAGGTAGGATAATAATGCGTTATGTAGGTTTGTGCAAGTATTTTGACGAAAAAACCCCCACCTTGTGAGGGTAGGGGTAATACTTACTTCGGCTCCTTGTTCGCGGCTAGGCTTGCGGCGTCGATCTTTGCGCGCAAGTCAGACGGTTCGTCGTATCCCACCAGATAGGCATCTGCTGCCTGGATCAGGTTTCTTACTGCTATCAGGAGTTCGTCGTTCATTTCGGCTCCTTCACTGCCTTCTCAGGCTTGCAGTAGTGCGCAAGCGCAGCGCCTAGCTGTTCTTGCTGCTCTGGCGTCAGATCGGGCTTCGGCGTGCCGTCCGCATTGAAGCAGTAGAACCCGCCTTCGCATCCGATCGCCGAGCATCCACCCGGCTTGCATTGGCTACTCATTTGCGCTCCTTCACTGCCTGCTCGATGGCGCTGATCGCTGCGTTATAGAACGTCGCACCCGGAATCCGCGAGCATTCTGCGTGAACCTGTTGCGCGATTTCCTTTGCTCGCTCATCCGTCAG